TCCTGGGGCAAAGCCTAATTTTTGTAGCATATAAAAACCTGTTTATTAGGTAGTATATCAGATTGTTGATAAATTCAATATATTTAAAGCCATAAAAGCATTATACCTTATTACAATAAATAGTAAAATAGCCTTAAAACTTAATTAGTTATATTAAAATTAATTATACAACGAACATTTTTAGTTGGTTGTTCCGCAGTATGTAATAAAGATCCATTGAATACGGCTAATCTACCTTTTTTAGGTTTTATTCTTATAGAAGATCCCTTATTAAAAATAACAGTGTGCGCTTCATTATCTGTTACATAGTATATTAAGGCTTTATGTTTTACTCCTGTATCTGTGTGAGGACTATCTAATTTTTTTGATTTTAAATTTAAAGGAAATTGTAAAAAAGAAGTAATTCTTAATATACTTACCTGATTATAATTTAAAGCTACTTGTATGCCTTTAATAATAGGTTCTATGGCATACATATAACTACTATTAAGTTCACCTTTAATAATAAACATATGGGCTAAAGCAGGACGTTTCTGAATACTTTCTTCACCAAAAGTTATATCGGGTGTATAGAACCAAGGAAAATTATCGCTCAACAATAACTCTTCTAATTTATTTTGTTCTTCTAAAGATATGATGTCCTCAAATATTTCAACATCCTTTTTTTTATTTATCTGCATCAAGTTTATTTAAGTGTCTTGAGTCGGTTTGTTTCTTCTTTAAATCCTCATTAAAATTAGAGTTCCAATCGGCTACTATTTTAATTAAAATATTTCCAAAATGCCTTAAACCCTCTGCTGAAAAAGTAAGTTTTCTTTTTCTTATAATTATAAATATTTCTTTCCATGAAAAAATTATATCACAAGAACCATCTTTTTTTTGATTAAACTTCATTTTTTATCTCCTTTAGTTATTACACCTCTCATCGAACCTGGTGCTCCTAAATAAGGTCTTTTATCTAATTCATATTCTACATAAGGTCCATCTTTATTCACATAATGTAAAAAAAATTGAGCATGCCAATCTCCTAAAAATTCTTCTCTCCAATGTTCAATATTACATCCAGCATAAATAACTGCATCTCCTGGAGATAACTCTACTGGTACGCCGTCCATAAATATAGGCCATTTTTCTCCACTAGATCCCGCCATAACTGTTACACTGAATTCGCAAGAAGGTCTATCTGTATGTTTTGTTAATTCTGAAAACATTGTATACACCCTATAAAAAGAATAACTAGGTAAAAGATTTAAATTAATTTCTTTTTCTATTATATTTTTTTTATGTAATAATAAAGATTCTATTAATGGATCAGAATATACACTTGTATCTAAATTAGCAGTTTGCTCTTTATCAAAATCTTTAATATTATTTTTATGTTTAATTAACAAATATTCTCTACATATATCTACTTCTTCTTTATTTAAAAAGTTTTTTACTTTTTTAAATTTAAATTTTGAATCCATTGTTAAAGAGCCCACCCAACTATTGAAAAACGTGTACCTTTTGTTACCGGTTTAACTGTATGAGGATATAAAAAATTACTCGGCCAAATTACAACTGAATTAGCTTTTTTATCTATAGAAAATTCACCACTACCATCAGGATTTTTAAAACATAACTCTCCTCCTTCATAATCATTATTTAATATAAAAATAGCACTAAGTGTTCTAGGTATATTAGAACAATGATCTGTATGCCATTTATAGAAACCTCCCTCTGTATATTTTAAAAAAGATATGTCAATTATTCTAGTCCAATCATTATTTTCTGTTCCTAAATCTTCAAAATATTTATTTAATACATTTGTTAAAACAAATTGAATAACAGCTGAAAGATGAACGTCTGTCATTTTTTTATTTATTCTACTTAAAGGATAAATTTCTGTATTTCTTATTTTTTTATTTAGTACATTCCCTAAAATTTTTCCTTGGTCAAATTCAATAGTATTTAAATATCTAATCATATTAGATAAAACTTTTAATGGAAAAACATCTTCATACACCTTAATGTATTTTTTTATTTCCATGTTTTTTTGCTCCAAAATTTATTTTTATATTTATTCCAAAAAGTTAGTCCATAAAATGCTCTCTTCATAAGAGCTTTTTTTGATGTAAAAGACGTAACTTTCATTTTCCAATCATCTCTTTTAAAAGGAATAACTTGAACGTAAGGAGTACCTTTTTTAATAAAAAGTTCTTGGCTAGGATATTTATCTCCATTTATTACTATAGGAAAATTTATTTCAAGATTAAATGTATCTGTGTCTACTATTCCCGGTATAATTGAAAATCTATCATCTGCATTATTTAAAGGAGGAACAAATAAACAAGAGTAACCAGGAGGAGTTTTTATAGTCCATGGATTAAGAATTTTATGAAAAGGTAAATTACTATTTTTTTTATTTAAAGGACACCCTTCTAGTTGAGAATTAGGATGCGACTCAGCATGTGAGTTATTTAAATTGACTCCTGTCATTAGTAATATATCCGTTACCTCTCTCATAGAGGATTGTTGAAAACTATCTAATTTATTACCTTCATTTGGGTTTAAAACATTGTGTCTAATATTCATATCTTGGGGCATTTTTAAAAGATAACCTGCTTTTAAAGTATCTAAAAAAGGCATACATCCTTTAACTGTAGGAAAATGTTTATCATGGTTTAATTTTTTAAACCAATCCGGTATGTTTAATGTAGAGGGTACAGGATAATCTTCTTTTTGATTAAAATAATCTACAGGACAACTAAATTCTATATCTTTCGAGAACATCGAATAATGTATAGTATATTTTAAGGTATTTGTAAAGCGTGTAAAACTGTTTGTGAATTTTCTAAAAAATATTGTTCTAAACTTTTATTTAAAGGAAAAGTAATACTATCTAAATCTAAAGCTTGAAGTTGACTTTTATAAGAATTCCATTTTGAATAATCTGGGTGACTTTCATTATTGTTTAAAAATTGATTTATTCTTTCTATATTACTGTTAATATAATCTTCTAAATCTTCTTTAATTTTAAAACCATTAAGTTTTAACCCCTCTTCATCACTAACCTCTTTGTCTGCATAAGTAACAGTATCTCCATTATAAGAAAGCGCTACTTTTTTTGATAGTTGGATATCTTGAAAAGTTTCAGTATCTATAGTTATTACTTTTGCAGTATCTAAAAATATGTTTAAATTATCTCTATCAGTTTCATTCTCTGCCATTGAAATTATTGAACCTATTTCATTATCTTTGTTTTTATCAAATATTAAATATGCCATAATTAACTCCCAAAGTTTTCAAAAATAAAAATTTTACCACCAGAACCTGATGATCCTGCTGCTGCACCGTTTGGACCTAATGCACCTGTTCCGGCACCACCTGCACCACCTGCACCAAAAGCATCGTTTCCTCCTACGAAAATATTTCCAGGTGAATAATTTACTGTTGCCCCCGGTGCGCTTCCAAGAGAACCCGATGGTGCTTGTCCAGTATTATTAGCTCCGCCACTACCACCGTTACCACCGTTGACTGTTCCAAAATCTGTAAATGTAGTAGTGGAACCTGTACTTCCTGTATTTCCATTGGCATAATTTCCTACGTTACCACCGGCACCGCCTCCACCAACGTTAAAAGTTTTACTAGCTGCTCCTCCAGTAGGTCCAAAATAACCACCAAAACCTCCATCACCTCCATTACCTCCTCTATTAGCATTAGCAGGATTACCATTTCCTGGTTTTCTACCACCGCCACCGCCGCCGCCGCCAGCGTATAAATAAGTTAATACATAATTTGTTCCAGGGTTAAATGTATGGGTTCCACTTGAAGGACCACTTTTTATAGCTAGAGGAACAAAACCTCCAGCACCCGCTGCTCCAGTTGAAGCTGCTGTAATTCTACCTTGTGCATCTACTGTTAAACTTGTTGATGTATAACTTCCTGCAGTTACTGCTGTGTTTGCCAATTTATCTGCGGTTACTGCATCGTCTGCAATTTTTGCTGTCTCAACTGCACTCGCAGCAATCTGGGCTGTGTCTATAGCATTGTCTGCCATTAAGGCATTCGTAATTTGATCATTTGCAATGTGGGCTGTGTCTATTGAACCGTCAACGTATTGATTGCTGTCAACACTGTTCGCTGCCATTTTGGCAACAGTTATATTCGCATCTGCAATTTTAGCAGTTGTTACTGCATTGTCTTGAATCATTGCAGTAGTAATTGAATCTGCAGCAACTTCTTGTAAACCTAAAGAAGCTTCGTAAACACCTGTGTTAGTTGCAACACCATCTATGTAAACAAGTTTATAACCTTTATCAGTAGCTGACCAAGTGACTGTTGCACCTGAACCTGAAACTGCTTTTAATTGTACTGTGTAAGCACCTGAAGTGCTGTTTTTCATAATGTAAAAAGTTTCTGTAAGAAGAGGTACGGTTACAATTTTATTTCCTGTAATCGCTTCTGGAGAAACTGCACCTAAAATAATAACTCTATTTTGAGCAGCACCTGTTAAAGCACCATCAGCTATAGCTAGTGGTGTAGTGTTAGCTCCTGTGCCTGCTGCGTTTAAAGTTTGAACTTTAAACCCACCTGTTAATTGTTCAATAAGACTTAAATTTGCGTTTGTTTTTGTTCCCCAAGTACCAGCGTTTTCGCCGGTTGCCATTAATTCTAAACCAAGATCTGTGTATGTTGATGCCATAATTTTGTTCTCCTAAGCTACATGTGTTACATCTGTATACGATGTATTCCCTACTATGTCAACATCTTGATAGCCCAGTGTAATAATATCTCCTACACTAGATGTTGTTGATAATCCCGTTAAACCCATTACATCTGCGGGTAAAATTGAACCTACTGCAGACGTTGCCTGTACACCAGTTAATGGTACACCTATTTCAGAGACCAGGGATCCTACAGAAGAGGTGGACGACACCCCAACTAAATTTATAAGTTCAACGTTGACAACCTCTACTGATCCAACGGAAGATGTTACTGAAAGTCCGGTTAATCCTATTACATCTGCAGGACTTAAAACACCTACAGAGGATGTTGAACTAACTCCTGTTAATGGAACCCCTATTTCAGAAACAATAGATCCTACAATAGATGTAGCGCTTTGACCGGTTAGCCCTATTACATCCGCAGGATTTAAAGCACCCACAGAAGATGTTGAACTTACACCGGTTAAATTAACTCCTATTCCAACTACTAAAGAACCTACACTAGATGTAGCGCTTACTCCAGCAGGTTGTTCTAAGTTATTAAATGAATTTCCATAAGGTTCTTCACCCCAACCATTTCTACCCCAACCAACTAATGTACCCGCATTATCAAAAGTTCCAAGTTCTGTTTGAGATTGTAAACCTGTTGGAGTTAAAATAAGACTAGTTGTTGGAGATAATGATCCAACCGAAGATGTAGTAGGTAGACCTGTTAATTCGACAGTGATAGTTGGTGCAGCTACAATAGAACCTACACTAGAAGTGGTAGACTGTCCGGATAAAGTAATTACAACAGGACCTTGATCGCCCCATTCGTTTTGTCCCCAGACCCCTGTGCTCCAAGTGTTAGCCATAAGGAGTTACTCCTTATGCTATACGAAGGATTGCGTTAGATGCGTCTGCTGCTGGAAATTGAATTGTGAAAGTTCCGCTTGATACAGTCTTGTCTCCACCAAATGCAATTGCACAAACTGCTCTGTCAGCGTTTGTATCGTTATATATTAAACATCCGTTTGCTGTAAAAGAAGCAGAAGTAAAACTAACATCTGCAAAATCACAACATGCAGTGTCGGTCGATAAAGCTGGAGTTACACTTGTAAGTGCTATACCACCAGCTGTGTAAGCTGAACCTGATGTGTTAGTAATTTCGTTTGTTGTTGCATAAGCTGTTGTTGTTTTATTTAAAGTAGCTGAACTTGTGTATAAAGCTAATTTAAATGAGTTCCCAGATGACGCTGTAAAATTGTGTAAAGCTTGTAAAACTTCTGTTTTAAAACTGTTACATACTGCTGATGTTATTGCCATAATTTTTATCTCCTAGTTTACGGTGAAGGTGATTTGACTTGTATCCTAACAGTACCGTCAGTGTAATCGTCTCGTCTTCTTCTCCCAATTTGCATTCCCGCAAACTGTTGTATTGAAGTTTTATACTTATTCTCATACAATGTCAACATCTCCATTGGACCTTTTAAAAAAGAAAATGCTTCTGTTAAACACGCGTACAATAACCCTTGTGGAAAGTAATTACTTATATATGTTGTCGTATTACTGGCTGATAGTCCTGTTGTTTGTTTATTATAATATACTCTAAATTTGTAAGCCGCATCCGGTGTAGGAGCGATATATAGTCCTCCAGATGTAGTATCAGTTAAAGCTGTAGCACCACCAAACATTGCATAATATTTAGGGAAACCGGTTACATCTTGTCCAGTTAAATCACCTTCAGTCCCAGTTAATCTATCTACATACTCAGATAAATAAGTTTGATCTTTTTTCTCTAACCAAGTACCACTACCTGTAGTGTTTGCTGTTGAATTAAATACCTCAACCCCTCTAATAAATAATGCACCCGCTGGAGAGTTTATTGTATTATTATCTGTAGATAATGTACCTTCTTGTACAAATCTATCAGAGTCCATAGGAAGCTCTATATTAATTCTATGCTCTGCTTGCATAATAAAATTATCTATTACTGCTTGAGTAAATACAGAATCATCAACTTCAGTGTAATCTCTAATTGTTGTTGTAAGTGTTGCGTATGTATATGCCATAATTAAGCTCTATCATTAATGGGTCCGATTGTACACTGAAAACCACCCCCTGTTTCTGTGCTTGTAGCATTACTTACTAACGTAACATTTACACCATCAAATTGTGTAGTATATTGGGGTTGACCTGTACCTAAAATTTGTGTTGTATTTAAAGAATCTACTTTATAGGCCCCAAATACTTTTGCTCCTACAGGATGAGTCCCTGCTGTTGTACGTTGTGGTATAGCACCTCTGTAGGGTGCACTTGTTCCTCTAATACAACCTGTAAAATTCTCAAAACTTCTTCCCGTATACTGTATGACTTCATTTTCAAATAAACCAGAAACTGAATTTACTTTTTCAATCATAAGAAAACCAGTAGTTGGAAAATGTGTTCCTGTCTGTACAGTAATTGTTGTATCAGAAGCTGTAGCAGCTGTATCCAAAGTTGTAGATAATTCTAGTGCAGGACCCGAAGCACCTGTAACAATTGGAACTCCCCCTACCGGTGACTTTACATTTC